ATTCATAATATCCTCACTATAGAAATGATTATACTACATATATGAATTATTGTCAAATAAACTTGTAATACGAGTACCTAAAGTTTGCAGATCCAACAAGGTATTGCACGTCGGAGTTCGTTGATTGAAACACAAGAGAGTCTATGCTTATGGGGAACATATCATGGATTTGTATCTGTTGTGCGACTTGATTACCAGCAGTTAGTATTGTAAGAGTTCCATCAGAAAAGTTCTTTGCAAGTTCAGAGGATGATGCAATTGCAGACTCTGCAATAAATTTAGTATACTGGTCATAGCTCTCTGGGAAGCCAAGGGCAACAATCCAATTATAAATGGCTTTATAGTTTTCCATTTTCTCATCAACAAGAAATTGTATTTGCAACTGGTCGTAGGTAAGAGTTTCACCTGGAATTGGAATTATGGAGAACGGAGTATTAAACTCTGGCGCACCAAGAGTAATCCCAGGAATTGCCACTTGCTGACAGAAGAAAGATATATCTGGCAGTTTCTGAATTGAGAACAAAAACCCATTAGGAGATAAGGGAGTGATATCAGATGGGATGGATGCAGTAAATGTTGGCATAAGTGTCACCTATTGATTATATACTATTTAGGCATAAAAAAAGGGAGACCGAAGTCTCCCTTTAAGAACCCTTCTTACGAGGGTTTTAATATTACATAAGGTTAGTAACCTTCACAGCACGATAGTAGATGTTTGTTCCACCATCAAGCGAAGTGAATGGGTTAGCTACCAGACCATAACGTGTTTTAAATCCAATTTTAGGTTGGAAAGTGTTAGGATCTACAGCACGAACCATTTGCAGAGGAACGTAGGGACAATAGAACAGACCAGCGTCAAAAGCCGAAGAGCCTTTGTACCCAGCTACGAAGAACTGTGTAGTAGATTGGTTAGCAGAATATGGATCAACATAAACTTTATACTTACCGTTCAGAACACCAGCAAAGGTAGTAGAAGCCTCATCCACGTTCAAGCTCGTTGACAACGCAGGAGCGTAATCAAGAACACCAGCCATTGCCAGAGCAGAAGCAACGTCAGAAGAACAGATGATGAAGTTACCACGCCCACGACGAGTCGTTTGCGCAATGGCGTTTGCTTCACGTTCGATTTGGAACAGAAGACCCTTGAATTTCTCAACTGACCAACGACCATTAGAGTCAACGTCTAGGTCGAAAGTACCTGCAGTAGCAGTACCAACTTGAGCGCCCACTTTAGCTGCTTTGTACACTGTACGAACAACTTCGCGGTTAATTTCGTTCTGGATTTCTGCAGAAAGGATGTTGCTCAGCTCGCCTTCAGCATCAAGACCATGAACAGCTTTCAAATCTTGGGCCAGCTCAACTGAGTATTCAGCTTTTAAGTGAGATTGCTGACCAGCTGCCAGTTCTTGGTTTTCCAAGAGAACAGCGGTAACTTCTCTGCGATACTGATCTTTGATAGGAGCGCACGATTCTGTATCCAGAACCGGTGCCCATTTTTTAAGTAATTCTTGACGTGATAACATTTTATTTCCTTTTTCTAGTTAAATTTACTTGCGGGTTAGTGCGCCAAGATAGCGAGCCATTGTAGGATCGAGTCTCTTTTCTTCAGTCAACATGTCAACTGGCGCATCTGTTACAACAGATCTAACATCTGCTTGTGCTTTGGTCGTGAAATAACTTTCACGGATTGTTTGTAATTTCTTAGTGAATGTTTCAGCATCTTCGTAAGAAAGTTCTTCCGATAGTCCCTGTAGCTTTTCAGCTTCAGTATCTGTTAGTCCTTCACTGGTTTCGCTAACGATTTCTGCACGGGTTGCTTCCACTAAACCTTTGGTAAGTTCAATATTAGCATCGACTTGTTCGTTAAGTCTTTCTTCGAGGTCTGCCATTCTTTCTTCCATTTCGGCAAGTATATCATACTTATCTTCAGGAATATCAATATAGTGTTCTTCGAATACTTGCTTCAAACCAGATACAAATCCTTCAAGGATTTCTGATTTCATACCATGCTCAAGGGCGATTTCATTTTGTGTAATCCACTGCTCGGCAATATACCCGAGATATCCATCAACTTGTTCAACTAGACCCTCTACATTACTCTCCATTGCCGCATCTAGTTCGGCATTGAATTCTTCTTCGATTCGCGTAACTTCTTGATTTACACGATTCATAACAGCTGCTTCGAAGATAGTGCTCGCCTTGGTGCGGAACTCTTCAGAGAGTTCCTCGCCATTGAATAGCGCGTCCATATCTTCTTTCATGCCAGCAATACGAGACGCTTCGCCAGCGGCCTCATCCTTGTTGGTAACATTTTTGGTTTTAGAAGTTCCACCAGTGGCTTCATCTTCGTCATCGACAGCGTTTTTAGCGTTGTCTGGATTCTGGGTCACAGGACCGGCTTTAGCTGCCAGACTTGCAACAGTCTCCGTGTTTTCTTCTGAAAACTTACCGGCTTTAGATTCTGCAAGAATCTCTGCTATTTTTTGTTCGATTGACATCTTTTTCTCCTGTAACTTATGTTCTTAGTTATTTAGTAATTACCTGATTTCTCTCAGGAATGTTTGGAAGGCACGTAGTGCATTCTCATCTAATTTCTTAGATGATGACTTTCTGATAAACGACTTAACCTCGTCTATATGTTTCTCCACAAACTTTCCATCAACGAAAATCCACTCTTTATTTTCCATAATGCCACGGACAAAGGCATCCGGTGCGCTCGGATCCGCCACTATATCTGCTGCAGTGGACAGCATGAAATCTTCTTGAACAACATTAATACCCTCTTTATTCATTTGGAGAGTTCCAAGTGCTCTACTAGATACACCAAGGTTTGCACCACCGTCTAGAAGACCTCTGGCGATATGACCCATCGGAGTATCAAGAATCTTTGCTTTACCAATATAATTGGTGCCTTCTTTACGAAGTCCAACAATTAAGTGGGATACTCTGTCTAAATTGATAGAAGGAGAATCTGGGTGACCGAGCTCACCGTAGGCGCGATTAGTTTCCACCGCTTCCTTCATGTAACGACTCACTTCCTTGTCCATAATATGCTCTGGATACATGCGACCATTACGGTTCTTCAATTCAGATTGAAGAAAGATACCTTCAATGAAGTATTGTTTATTCTTATCGGCACCTTCCTCGATAACGAATTTTGTTTTCTCTATGAATTCTGTAATTAGTCTCATGGCTTATACCCTATCTGGAGATCCATCGGCGGTCAAGCTAGCACCAACTCGAGTAGGATCATCATACTGACCGTATGTAGCAAGTTCAACTTTAGTAGACCACCCAGCGATTTTGCGTAGAACGATATATCCCGATGATTGCGCGCCAGAGCAAGTCACTACGATATCTTGATCGTTCTGGATATTATCAGAAATACCATCTTGTGTTAGGTTAATGTCAGGAGCATTCTCTGGCGCAAATGCCAAGATATTAATAGCGTTCCGAACCAAAGTAACACCAGAGTTGACTAATCCCATAGAAATAATCTTGGTGATATTAACACGGGGAGCGTCAGCATTTCTTACTTGGGTATCTGCTCCCAAATTAGCAAGAACAATAGTTGAATTGCTGGTGGCTCCCTCGAATTTTACTACAACTTCTTGGTTGGTATTTCTCAGAGTAACTAGTGTGACTGCCATTTCTTATCCCTCTATCCGTGATATTACATGGAAGAAATTGTTTTTGGATTCTCTCATGTACTCAACAACGTCTTTGTGTTCGGCAAATAATATGTTTAAACGACCTTGCGTTACCTCATTTATTGCCACTATAGTACCATCATCCAACGTATAGTGCAACTTACCTTCAAAGATCCTATCTAACTTATTTAGGGTTCTTATTTGCAATACCACAGGATCTATTGAAAACATACCAGATGAAGCCAGTTCGATATATGATTCAATCAGTGTATCTGTGACCTTAACATCATAGTGTTCTTTGATAATAGAAGCAACTGCGCTTTCTGGTATCTCTTGATACGTATCCTTTGTGACCTGATCTACCAGCTGTCGCGTATTATTCGCTGACCCAATAGACCTGATGAATTGAGAATATAACAATTATATTTCCTTAATGTCCTGGGCAGTATTTAGCATTACCCTCGGTATTTTCTTTTTGTGGTTTCTTACATATAGGGCACTTTGGAGCAGTTCCCTCATCCACAGTTTCATTTTCTTCAACGTCCATCTCTGGTGTTTTAAACATGCTCTGTGCAACATCAATACGCATATCTTCTAGTCTGGAAGCGATCTTCTCAGACATCGCTGCTTGAAAGGCATCCTCTGTAGCTGATGCGTCACCATTTGCCATTGCCACCACTAATTCTCTTGTTGTCTCACTCATTATTTCTCTCCTGTATTTGCCGTCATATCAGCCATTCCTGCGTCTGCCAAGTGCGCTTGCTGTGCAACTTGCTGAACCCCTGCCACTTGCCCACTATGGTCCGCTTGTACTAGCTGACCCTGCTGATCAAGTTCCATCTGAGAATCCATCGATTCAATCTCATCATCAGTCTGGAGTAGAATATTCTTACGAACCCAGTGCTGCGAATAGAAACGACCAATATAGGGTTCAATCTGTTGCAGGGCAGTTAGTCGTTGAATCATCAACTCATTCTGTTTGGTTTCCGCGAAGTGATTATCTTCCTGGAAATCATATTGAATCGTTTGCTCTAACAGATCCCACTCATCAGATCTAATAATACCTTTGGTTATTAACTGAACTCTTAGAGCACCAGCGAATAACCCAGAAAACTTCTTGCGGAGACGAACAATAAATTTATTAAATTTAATTTCATCACGCGTAATTTCTGCACTCTTACCAAGACTAAATCCTTGTGACGGCTGTAATCTTGACAGCGGAACACTTAGTGCTTGATATAGCTTCTGTTGGAAATATTGGATGTCCTCGATTGCACCGAGGTTTTGACCACCGGGAAGTGTAGTAATTTCAGTTCCCTTACCACCCTCTCTACGGGGCATCCAGAAATCTTCCATCATCGACAGGTGACGTCTATCGTCACGAGTCTCACCAGTAGTTGCATCATAAACAATTTTATTTCTAAACTTGTTCATAATATCAGCTACATACTGCTCAGCTTTTATCTTGGGCAAATTACCCACATCAATATAAAATACACGCCGTTCTGGGGCGCGAGAGATACGGTAAATAACACACGCATCTTCCATCATCTTCAATTGATTGGTTGGCTTGATGGCCTTATGCAAATAAGACATCATCATGCCAGTATTCTGATCAACTAAACCAGAAGGACAATAAATTATTGAATCTTCAGAGAGTTTAACACCCTGTGTTGTATTCTCAGAAATTCCCTTGTCGTTGTAAAGATAGAATTCCTCTTGCTTTACAACAATCTCTACACCACGTTCATTACGTTTCTTCTCGACATTCTTAATCTTACGAATTTTACGAGGATC